CAACTTATTGGCTTCTGCTGCCGACGCATTGGCTAAATTAACAGTTATATTTACTGTTTTGTTTCCCATGCTAGCCGAAGCGGTGCCAGAGGTATGTTGTAGATATTTACCGCTGGTATACGTAGTCCACGGATTAAAGTTTGTTCCACCTTTAGAAATATCGTACGCAATTCTAGCGTTTATAAATGGATCAAGCAGACTTTCTGGACCCGTATAACCTATTGATTTATACTTTTTTAAATAGGCTTCGTTACGTTTAACTCCCATATTAGGATTACGTGGATCGTTGTTTTCCATATTAATTTGGAACAAACCATAAGACTTATCAAGACCTTGCATATTTTTTGCTCCAGGTCTTCCACCAGACTCAGCCTTTACAACCCCATATGCCGTGTTTAAAGATGCTCCACTAAAACCAGCATTTTGTAAAGTTTGTAATAATTCTGGATCCATGCCAGCAGTCATTGCTGTGCCTGTTTGTGAAGTCTGTGCCGCATTAGCAGGTGTTCCAAACATATTTCTTAATGCTTGTCCACCAAGATAACCAAGACCAGATAAAAGACCTCCAGCAATTGCTCCAGGAACTGCTCCGACTCCACCAAAGAAGGCTCCACCAACTCCACCTGCAGCAGCACCAATACCAACGGTGCTTAAAAATCCTTGACCAGTCGCACCTGATATAGCCCCACCAACAACAGGTATGCGTTTTGCAGCCATTGATAGTCCAGCGCTTCCAGCCGCTGCAGCACTGCCTCCAGCAATTGCAGAAGCACCAGCCTTAGCGGCTGCTCCTCCCAGCATAGTTCTAACACCTTTTGCTACTAATAAAGTACCCGCTGCCCCAGCAACTCCTCCAACAACTCCACTAATTGCGGATCCAGCATTTGTATTTGAAAGTCCTTGAACAAATCCTTTTGTCTTAAAAAATCCATCTGGCAATTTTTCTAATTGTGCATTTAATGCAGCCGCTGCATTTGCTGCTGATTCAAAGCCAGCAATCATTGGCTCAGTACCACGTTCCATCAAAGAAGTCATTGAGGTAGCAAGTTTCATCGGTGCATTTTGTGGATTATCAGGATTAAATGGTAACTTTCCTAAATCACCTATAGGTTTACCAGCGGCCATGCTTATAAGCATTGGTTCTAATATGGCCCGTTGTTCTGGAGAGAACATCTGCATATCTCTAGAACCAAATCCTTCTCGTAAATTTATTGCCATACTTTCAGCGCTTGCTTTTACTCGACCACCCATAGTCATACGGCTGAAGAGTTGTTGAGCAATTGCTTCTGTAGAAAGAGGTTGTCCTGTATTTGGATCAGTTGTATTTATACCGTATTGATAAAGTTGTGCTCCCATTCTTCCAGTATGTAACCCACCGATAGCCTGAGCAGCAGTAGCATTCTGCATTCCAAAGTAACGACCAACACCGCCTACTTCACGCATCATTCTATTAAATGAAGATGTTCCTGGCATAAAGTTATAACCTTGAGAGAGCATCGACGCTGCGGCTACATCATCGCCAACTCCAGTTATGCCACCACCTAATGCACTAAAGGTGGCTGCAGCAACTCCTGCACGGTTCATCATTCCACCAGTACGTAGTGAACTCTGATAGAAGCCAGTTGCACGAGATACGGTCATACCAAGATCTGGCATCGCACTGTAGGCTGCTCCTGCAAGACCTAATCCAAGTTGGACTCCAGCAACACCTGCAGCACCTGTCTTTGAATAGATCCAAGGCATTGCATTGGTGCTACTACCCGCAGGTGTACCACCTGCACCATTACTAAATTGAGCGTTACTACTTCCTAAACCTAATCCAGGACCCATGCCAACACTTGGCATCATTATGCGACTTACTGAATCTAGAGACTTTGTTGCAACTCCACCTATTCTTTTGAGAATAGATTCAAAGGCATTAAGTTTTTTTAGAGTCTGATCTAGACCAGCGTTTACATTGGAAATTTGCGATACGGGATCTTTAGCCATTACTCATCCTTTCGTATCGCACTCTTGCAACCTCTAGCCAGTTGCTTCTCTCTCTTTGAGATAAACCTTTTATCTCAGATAAAGACCATCCATCGTTGTACTCAGATAACGCAGACCATTCAGAGAATAATCTGGCGTAACTAATTACATTAGAATTGAAATAAGGATCCTAAATTAATAGGAACCGTTACCTCACTTCCTGTATCGGGGTCTGTAACAACTATGTCTTCAAACTGTGGCCCAGGGGCTCGTTTGTTTATTTCTTCAATAATCGTTCTACGATCAACAACGCTAAGCGCTTGCACTTGTGCTTTGCTGTATACAGGAGACTCTCCTATACGAACTAAAGTGTTTTCTAAAACAATAGTGCTTAGTTCTGCAGGAGTCTTATCTGCATTATTAATCATTTCTCTTTGAACAACTCCGTTGGGCAATTTTACTGTGTACTCAACGGCTTTACCTTTAACGGTAAACATTCGCTCATTTATAGGATCTGCTAGGAACTTAGTTTTAATGTCAGTGTTAAGATCAATCTCAACAAACTTCTGTTCGCCATCTGAGAATATTGGAAGTTTTGCTGTAGTTCCAAAGGTGGCTTTAATGATGCCAAGCAAAATAGCATCTCTATCGCCAACTAAAAGTTCATCCAATAACTTATCACTAGATGGTTCATTGCCAATTTTAACGGTTCCTAATTGTAAGATAGTTAAAATTGCTTTACCTAAATTGTTAGTTTTAGAAATAATCTCTTCATCTTTACCTGTTAGTTCACGAACCTCTGCAGTTCTGATGACCTCCCCAGCGGCGTTTATATAGCCGCCAGGAAGTTCAACAGTTGTATCTGAAGGAGATACGATTTCAGGCATTCTTTCTTTTGGCGTTTCAGTTAACGCCTTGTTTAACATTTGATTTGCTAATGCGGGGTTAGCCGCTGCACTAATGGTGTTCGTCATTGTTATCCTTTGTTAGATTAAACGGTAAATGCTGGTGCGCTAGTTGCTAGAGATGATGCAAAGTTGATATTGAATCCCTCGTGTACCAAGGTCATCTGTTCAACAAGTAAAGCATTATCACCAGCGTTTAGGTCTGAGTATGCTACAGCGGTTGGCCATGCGTTATAAACTTCAAAACGCATTGCTATGTGATCAGTTGCTGATGGAGTGTTCTGAGGAGTTTCACCCGCTGATGGAATTGGATGAGACAGTACTTGAATCTCTAAGTTGCAACGGAAGTTCTGCTCTTTACCACGGGTAGTTCCTCCACCTTGTACTGTAGCAAACAGATTTCGCATCCACTCATAGTTTTGATTAGTTCCAAGAATTACACCACGTTGTAATGTAATCGGAGCAAAGGTTGTTTGCCCTGGAATCTGGTGAACAGTGGTGTTGTATCCACCTTCACGGTAAGGAATAGAGTCGGTTGTAACCGCCATTCCAGAGATTGATGTAAACCCAAAAGTAGTGGCTGCAGCCAAGTTTGTTGTTGCAGTACTTGCTGTTGGGATAGGTTTAAACGTAACTAAAAATCTAAAGTTACGTAATGGATCGGTAATTAAACTTGACCGATTATTAATGATTGTAGGCATTTATTTATTATCTCCTTCGGATTAGTTCAGCGTCTTTTGGCTGAGGTCGATGACGATGAACTCTGCTGGGTATTGAAGAGCAACACCAACTTGAATGTGAACTTCACCATTTGCAATATCTGCATCTGAGTTGTTCTCTGCATCGCATTTTACAAAGTAAGCCTGCGCTTGAGTTGCCCCACGCAGACCGCCTTGATTGCGATACTCACTTAAGAATGACCCAATATTAGTATTAATACGGGCCCACAATCTTTCGTCATTATTTTCAAATAATGCAAACTCTGTTAGGTTCTTTAGATTCTTACGAATGTAAATTAAAGAACGTCTCATGTTTACATACTTGTTTGCAGTTCCATCTTGCTTTAATGTACGAGCACCCATTACAGAAAGACCAGCACCAGGAATTTGTCGAATTGGATTTACTGGAGAAGTACTTGCATTCATAGCATCTAACTCTGAAGATGTAAATGTTTTTTCTACAGAGACGATTCCTAGTACTGGAGTTGAAATACCAGCAGGGGCTTTAAATACGCCACGGCTTGCATCTGTTGATAGGTAAAGACCAACTACTGCGCCAGTAGGCTCAATAAGACGAAGAGCACCACTACTACGTCCTAGTGGATCAGCGATGTACACGTTTGGATAATAGACAGCAGCATTGCTTGTATCTGTAAGAGAACCAGCAAAAGAAACAGCATTTGCTGCTGTTAAATCTGGATCAGTTCCAATTACAACAAAGCCATTATTGTCTTCCGCCCAAGATGTTGCAGCATCAAATACTGCAACTGTTCCAGATGCTAATGCATTTGCAACAGGTAGGAATATTACTAGTGGACGGTCAAGAGAAGTAAATCTCTGAAACACTGAAGAACCACCAGCCTTGTAGTTGGTGTAATCAGTAGATGCTGTAGCAGTTCCATTTGAACCACTTGTTAGTGGATAGGTTGCTAGAGTAATAGATGCACCAGCATAACCACCAGCAACAGATACTGAGATGTTTGGTGAAATAATGTTAATTACTGTTGGAGCATAATCACTTGATGCTGAATCATCAAAGACAATATTTTCATATCTTTCTAATAAAATATCATCGTTAATGTCATTAGCAATGCCTGACTCTTTATATAGAGTTAAGGTATAAGTGCTTGCTACAGAACCCGCAGTTAATACAACACGAAGGTTGTTACCATCTGTTCCAGCGTTCTTTGAGGTAACAGTAGCAGCAGTTGCACCGCCACCATCTGTTAAGTTCCTAGAAGCAGCAACAGCGTTAGACGCAAGCAGACGTTGAACATATAGTTCACGTCCACCATTAGCAAAGAATGAACCAACCTGGAAGGTGGCTGGATAGGTTGCGTTGTAACCTCCGAAGTACTTGGTAAATTCATACCAAGAATTAACAAGGGTTACTGTTTCTGGGCCTTGTGCAAAAGGTGCAACAACTGCGCCAGCAGCATTTGCAGTAACTCCACTTGGGAGTACTGGTGGTAGTAGGCGTTCACTTATGTAAACACCTGGACGGCTATAAGCCATTTTTTCTCCTAACTAGTTTGGGGGAGGGACCTTATGGTGCCGATTGAGTGTACGAATCGATGGTAGTGAACTGAGAGCGATCTATGATCTGACTTCCAGTTGTACCTGTGACGTTTATTTGCAACACTTTGTACAGATTATTGTATGTTTCAGGCGCAATCTCAGAAGAGACACGAACTGTCATAGCATTTACAAATAGTCGTTTTCCTTGTTCAGTAATATCTCTCTTAGATATATCAAGAACGTCTAAACGACGAGTAGTTCCAAATACAGTATTTGGCCCTGTGTTTAACACAGCAAACCGTAGTGGAACTTTTGTAAATAACAATTGAGATAAAATTTGACGATCATGACGTGGTTGACGAGAGTATGAAGTAATTTGATAATCAATATTTACAGGAATTGGATAGTTAATTTCCCAGTTATGTTCATCATTATCCCAAGCAGTGTTTTCGCCAATGACTGTTGGGTTAGTTAAATACGCTGGCTTTACCTTGCCTCTCATAGCACGAGAGAAGTCTTCAGAAATATCGACCATATCAATAGTGATGTAAGGGTATGACTGAGCACGAATTTCCTGGTCAGGTTGTCCAAACCAGACTCCTACTTTTCTAGTAGTACCTGGTGTAGCAGTGCCACCTGAAGCAACGCTTGCAATGTTTGCATTTGTTTTTGCATATTTAAATGTAGTAGGAGTTGGAATTAAAGTAATGTTGTAGGTGCCATTGAAGGCAGTTGCAGTACCAGCAATAGTAACTGTGTCTCCAACTTCAAAGCCATGTTCTGTAGATGTAGTTATTGTAACTACATTAGAACTAAGCGCTCTATTTGTAATAGTTTTTGCCGTAGCAGAAGAAGCCTTCTGATCTGTAACAGTCATCTCTTTTAACAAATCTCTTAATGCTTCATCTTCTTCTAAGAGAAAAGTCATAGGTAACCATCCATATGCTGCATGGTGCGGGCTAACATAAACTTCTCAGCCTCTTGTTGACGATTGTTAAAGCGACGCATAGCAGCAGTTGGTTGAGTATCTGGAGTTCCGTACTCAAGATTTAAGATCTCTGTCTTGTGGGTTGGGTTGCCATGAATAGTAAAAGCGCCATCAGAGTGACGTACATGAAGGTTTCTTACAATTTTTTCAGGCCAACCTGATGCCCTAGCCTCTGATCGTAAATGAGCGCCCATGAACCGTGTAGTTTCTACACTGGCTTTATTTAAAGACTCTCTGGCTTTTTTTAGGTAGGTCACTTCTTTTTCTTCGCTTTCGCTTTTGCTTTGGAAGCAACGTAGACAGCACCAGCAAGATAGGCTGCGGTTGTACCTGCAATTAGCGATGCGATAGCGGGACGCTTTTCTGTAGGGCGGAATCCAAACACACCCCGAATAAACTCTTCACGTTCGCCTTGATTATTAATCTCAGCGGCTTGTTCGTACCAAGGCTTGTAAGCCATAATAAATAACCCCTTTATCGCAACCTGTGGGAACAGTATTCAGGCACCGCAGCGGTGTTCTGATATAGCAATGATAAAGAAGAAAGGCCCCTTTCGGGGCCTAACTACTTATTTCTTTTTATCGATATTAGACGATTTTCTTTTTCTTCTTCTTCTTTAGCGCCTTAAAATCTGCGCCAGTAATTTTATCAGCAGGCTTTGCAGCGTTAGCAATCTTCATCTGCTTAGGGCTTAGTGACTTCTTCATTACTTACCTTTCTGGCAAGTGGAACACTTGCACTTGCAGTTTTTCATGTCGCACTTAAGAGCCATTATTTTTTGTCCTTCTTCTTCTTATCTGTCTTCTTCTTAGCATACTTCTTATTAGCAGCGGCTAGAGTCTTCTCTCCATGCTTGTTCTTAGGCTGCATACAGCCACAGGTAGCGCACATTATTTACCCTTTGGCTTTGGCTTGGCTTTTGGACCCTTACCGAATCCTGGCTGACCCTTTTTCTTACCACATCCACATGTTGCACACATTGGCTTTTCCTATCTATGTCTTGCCGTTTTTTTGGCAATTGTTTTTGGTTGTTTTACAAACTGCTTTCCCTTGCTATTGCCTTCTGCTTTAGCACGGTTGGTAGCAGCCTTTTCTGAAGGAGTAAGAGTATCCCACGCTTTGTCTGGTAGGTAACGCTTTTTACCTTTAGATTCTTT